GCGAATATCTCGATCGCCTGAATACGCTTCGTGATCGCCGCGGCATGGCTGTGGTCCAGATCGCGCATACGGACATCAAACGTTTCGATAGCCCTGAGCACGAGCCCTACGACCGCTACGTCATCAAGCTCCAGGCGCGTGCCGCAGCCCTGCTGCAGGAGCACTGCGATGTCGTGCTTTTTGCCAACTACCGCATGTCCATCACGAAGGCGGATGTTGGCTTTAACAAGAAGGTAGCCCGGGCACTCGGCTCCGGTGAGCGCGTCCTGCACACCGCCGAGCGTCCGGCCTTCCTCGCCAAGAACCGCTACGGTCTGCCCGACACGCTTCCGCTCGATTGGAAAGCCTTCGTCGCGGCCATGCCTCAGCCTGAACAGCCCTGATCCGGAGTATTTTCCATGGCACGTTTTGACACCGCCTTCGATGCGACCGGCATCGAACCCACCACCGGCTACGACGTTCTCCCCGCCGGCAAATACCGCGCTCAGATCGTCGAAAGCGAAATGCGCGTCACCCGCAATGGCATGGGCCAGTTTCTCTGGCTCATGCTGGATATCATCGAGGGGCCGTATCAGGGCCGCAAGCTGTTCGACCAGCTGAACCTCGTGAACTCGAACCCGCAGACGGTCGAGATCGCGCAGCGCACGCTGTCGGCCATCTGTCATGCGACCGGCAAGCTGCAGGTCAACGACAGCGTCGATCTGCACCTGGTGCCGATGTCGATCCAGGTCGGGGTGAAGCCGCCCAAGGACGGGTATTCGGAGAAGAACACCATCCGTTACCTTGTCCCGGACAAGACCGCGCCGGCGGCGCATCAGCCTGCGCCTGCACCGTCGCAGTCGGCCCCGGCAGCTGCTCCGTGGAACCGTAACACCTGATCCTGCGGGCTGCCGCGGGACGTCGCGGCAGCCTCCGCCAGACAAGAGACTGACCATGACTGAACCGCTCAACGCGGCCCCTGTGGCCGCGAACACCCCCGGCTTGCCTGAAAAACAGCGCCGTCTGATCGAACTCGACGACGCGATCGCCAAGATCCGCACCCAGATCGCGACCGCCGATCTGACCCGCCAGACGCAGGGAAAACCGATCGACCCGGTGTGGTTCAACCGGGCCCGTACCGCCCAGCGCCACCTTTACCGCGAGCGGGCCGAACTGCTCGCCGATGGCAGCGGCTGGCACCGCCGCAACAAGATGAAGGACGCGCTGATCGAGATCCTGCGCGAACGCCACGAACCCGAAGTCTGGGCTGAACTGCTCGCCGCAGCGCGGGCCCGCAGCGAAGCGGAGGGTATGTGATGGCAGAGCTTCCCGCCCCGCCGACGCCGACCCTGACGGCGATCTACTCAGCCTATGAAGCGCGCCAAGGTGACGGCTTCCGCGAACACCTCGGCGCCTCGCTGATTGGCAAGCCGTGCTCCCGGGCCCTGTGGTTCGATTTCCGGTGGGTCACCGCCTCACGCTTTTCCGGGCGCATGCTTCGCCTGTTCGAGACCGGACAGCGCGAGGAAGACCGGATCGTCGCCAACCTGCGCTCGACCGGCGCAACCGTACTGGAGGTCGATCCCGAGACCGGCCGCCAGTTCAGGGTTGAAGCTCATGGCGGCCATTTCGGCGGTTCGCTCGATGGCGCTGCCCTGGGGCTGCTTGAAGCGCCGAAGACCTGGCACGTGGTCGAGTTCAAGACCCACTCGGTCAAGAGCTTTGCAGATCTCGTCGCCAAGGGCGTGGTCAAATCGAAGCCCCAGCACGCGGCGCAGATGCAGATCTACATGCACCTGACCGGGCTGACCCGCGCCATGTACGTCGCGGTCTGCAAGGACACTGATGCGCTGCATATTGAGCGGATCGAAGCCGATGCTGCAGAGGCGACCCGGTTGCTCGAAAAGGCCGAGCGCATCATTGGCGCGGAGCATCCTCCAGCCAAGATCAGCGACGATCCGACCTGGTTCGAGTGCCGCATGTGCTCGCACCATGCCGCCTGCCACGCGGGTGAAGCAGCGGCGTTGAACTGCCGGACCTGTCTGCATTCCACGCCCGTGGACGGCGGCTGGCACTGCGCTCGCCACGATCGCCGGCTTGACCCCCAGGACCAGCGCCGCGCCTGCGCCCGCCATCTCTTCATCCCCGATCTCGTGCCCGGAACCGTCACCGACGCCGGCGAGGACTTCGTCGCCTACCGCATGGCCGACGGCTCCGACTGGCTGAACGACGCCCGCCAGAAGGAGACCGCACATGCTTAAGCTCCGTCCCTACCAGCAGTCGGCAATCGCCGCGATCTACAGCTACTTCGAAGACAAGAACGGCAACCCTCTGGTGGTCATCCCGACCGCGGGCGGCAAGAGCCTGGTCATGGCCTCGTTTATCGACGGGGTGCTCAAGGCATGGCCGGACCAGCGCATTCTGGTTGTCACCCATGTCCGCGAGCTGATCGCCCAGAACCATGCCGAGATGCTGGGGCTTTGGCCGCAAGCTCCTGCCGGTATCTATTCGGCTGGGCTTGGCCGCCGCGATGCCGAGGCGCGCATCCTGTTTGCGGGCATCCAGTCGATCCACCGCCGGCCTGCCGAAATTGGCCATTGCGATCTGATCCTGATCGACGAAGCCCATCTCATCCCGGGCAAGGCCAGCACGATGTACCGGCGCTTCCTCGACGCGATGAAGCGGATCAACCCGAAACTGAAGGTAATCGGGCTGACGGCAACGCCCTATCGTCTGGACTCCGGCATGCTTCACGAAGGTGAGAACGCGCTGTTCAGCGACATCGCTTACGAGGTGTCGGTCCGGGATCTCATCATGGCAGGCTACCTCAGCCCGCTCATGTCCAAGCAGCCGCAGACCAAGCTTGATGTAACCGGGGTCGGCTCGCGCGGGGGCGAGTTCATCGCCCGTGATCTCGAGAAGGCGGTCGACCAGGATGCCATCACGCGCGCCGCCGTTGGGGAGATCATCGCCTACGGCAAGGACCGGAAGTCGTGGCTTGCCTTCTGCTCGGGCGTCAGTCACGCAACCCACGTTGCAGAGGAATTCCGCCGCTGCGGGATCAGTTGCGCCACCATCTTCGGCGATACCCCCAAGGACGAGCGCGACCGCATCATTGCGGAGTTCAAGGCCGGCAAGATCCGCGCGCTGGCTTCGATGGGGGTGCTGACCACCGGCTTCAACGCCCCGGCCGTGGACCTGATCGCCATGCTGCGCCCGACCAAGTCGGCTGGTCTTTACGTTCAGATGGCTGGGCGCGGAACGCGGCTTGCACAAGGCAAGGACAACTGTCTCGTTCTCGATTTCGCCGGGAACGTGAAACGTCACGGCCCGATCGATCTCGTGAAGCCGAAGCGGCCGGGTTCGGGCGATGGTGATGCGCCGGTCAAGGTCTGTCCGGATTGCGACAGCATCGTGGCCGCTGCCGCGCTGGAATGCCCTGATTGCGGTTACATCTTCCCGGCTCGCAAGGTGAAGCTCGCACCAACGGCGTCGACCCTTGCCGTGCTTTCGTCTGGCAAGCCCAAGCATCCGGAATGGTTGCAGGTCTCCAACGTCACCTACCAGCGCCATGAAAAGCCGGGAGGCCGCCCTTCGCTCAAGGTCACCTATCAGTGCGGCCTTGGCTGGCACCACGAGTGGATCTGTCTCGAGCACACCGGATATCCGCGCACCAAGGCCGAGGCATGGTGGCGTGAACGGGCGCCGGGCATTCCTGTGCCACGGTCGGTCTACGCGGCTCTGCAGCTGGTCCACCGTCTTCGCCGCCCCAGCCACATCGCTGTGCGCCCGTCCGGCAACTACACCGAAATCACCAAGGCAAGGTTCGACACATGCCATACGCCAACCCCGGGCTCTGCTCCGTCTGCCATCGCGAACCCCGCGGCTTCGGCTGGTTCATCCCGCACTACCGGGTCTCCGATCCCCGCCGGGACGAAAGCCGCAAATATCTTTGCAGCCGCGGCTGCCAGGACCTCTGTCACCGGAGGCAGGGCATGATCAACACCAGCCGCAATGAGCAGGCCGCCATGGTTAAAGGCGGCCAGGCTGGCGGCCGCTTCCTCGAGAAGATCGGCAAGACCGACCTTGCAACCCTCAGCGATGCCGAGTGGGCAGGCTTCGTCGAGCATCTGGTCACGGGCTACTGTGACCACCTGCGCGAGCTCGCCGCCGACATGTCGGAGTGCCCCTTCTGATGAGTTCGTCCTTCATGGCGCGCCATGGCGCGCGCCTTCTGGCCAACGGCTATACCATCCTGCCCATCGCGCCCGGCGGCAAGAAGCCGGGCCGGTACCAGCGCGGCGCATGGGTCGATTACCCCGAATGGAACCGTCATGCTGAGCGGCCAACTACCGAGGTCGAGGTTTCGACATGGTCCAGCTGGCCGGACTGCGGCATCGGTATTGTCGGCGGCGGCGTGGCTGCCGTTGACATCGACATCCTGACCGACCCGGACCTGGCGCTCCGAATTGAGCAGCTCGCCCGCACCAGGCTGGGTGACACCCCGGCGCTGCGCATCGGCAGGGCTCCAAAACGCCTGCTGGTCTATCGCACCCGAGAGCCTTTCAGGGGGATCCGGCGCGCGCCGCTCGAGGTGCTGTGTCTGGGACAGCAGTTCGTGGCTTACGCGGTTCACCCGGATACAGGACAACCCTATGCATGGCCCGAGGACGGGTTGTCTGAGCTCGACCTGGAAAGCCTGCCGGTCATCGATGCAGAGATGGCCGCGGCGTTTATGGAGGAGGCACTGGCGCTGGTCCCGGCTGAACTGCGTCCGTCCAGCCTGTCGTCGGTCACTGCCAACGCCCCTGCAGTTCCGGCTCACGCCCAGGTGGGAACGCGGGATGCGATCGCAGCCGCGCTCGAGCATCTGCCCAACAGCGACCTCGATTACGATAGCTGGGTCCGAATTGGCATGGCTATCAAGGGTGCCCTTGGGGAAGATGGCAAGGACATGTTCACGGGCTGGTCGGATCAGGCCGCCAAGAACGTCGAGGCGGCAACCGAAAAGGCCTGGGGCAGCTTTCGTCCTGACCGGATCGGTGCCGGCACCATCTACCACCTCGCTATGGAGCGCGGCTGGAAGCCGGATCCCGGCATGGTTCTCGACGGCAGCCACCCCCATGATGAAAACCACCCGGCATCCGGGCTGCTGGCCCGTCTCGATACAACGCTCTCGGCAGATGACGATGTGCCGCAGCCGAAGTTTGCGTTGACGATCCCGGGCGGACTGGTCGGCAAGCTGACCGATTACATGCTGTCAACCGCTCGCCGGCCTCAGCCGCTGTTGTCACTTGGCGCCAGCCTCTGCGCGATCGGCGCGCTCATGGGGCGGCTTTACCGGACGGAGAGCAACCTGCGCTCCAACCTCTACGTGGTCGGGATCGCCGACAGCGGATCGGGCAAGAACCATTCGCGCGAGATCATCAACGAGGTGCTGTTCGAGGCCGGGCTTGCGAACCACCTCGGCGGTAACAAGATCGCGTCCGGCGCGGGGCTGCTGACCGCCTTGCATCGCCAGCCCGCGATCCTGTTCCAGATCGACGAGTTCGGGATGTTTCTCTCGGCAGCGGCAGACCGCAAACGCAGCCCGCGCCATATCACCGAGATCCTCGACAACATGACCGAGCTTTACACCTCGGCCGGCGGGATCTTCCTGGGCGCGGAATACGCCAATCGCGACGGCACCAATGAGCGGCGCGACATCGTCCAGCCTTGCCTGAGTGTATATGGCACGACGACCCCCATGCACTTCTGGGGCGCGCTGCAAGGGGCGAACGTGGTGGATGGCTCACTCGCCCGCTTCCTGATCCTGCCCAGCGACGAGGACTATCCGGACGAAAACGTCGCCGTCGGGCTTCGCACCCCGCCACCGGACCTGATCGCTGGCTTGCAACTGCTGGCGTCTGGTCCCGGGCAACAGCGCGGCAATCTCGCCGGCACGACCTCGGGGCCGCAGACCGCTGTGGTGCTTACCACGGTGCCGATGACCGATGATGCGCGTGCCCGTTTTAAGGCGCTGAGCGGGGAGCTGACCGGCGAATTGCGGGCGGCTGCGGGCACGGCCTTTACAGCCATCCTTGCGCGCATCGGTGAGATCGCCCTGAAGCTCGCGCTGATCGTGGCGGTGGGCAATGACCCGGTGTCTCCCGTCATCACAATCGATGACGCGGATTGGGCCATCACTTTCGTGCGTCATTACGCGCAGCGGGCAATGGAGGCGGTGGACCGCCATGTCGCAGATACCGAGACCGAGGCTCACCTGAAACGTCTGCGTGAACTGATCCGGGCAGCCGGCGCCAAGGGCATCACCAAGTCTGAACTGACCCGCGGCTCCCAGTGGCTCAAATCCCGGGACCGCGACGATATCGTCCAGACCCTGATCGAGAGCGGTGACGTGACGACGGGCATGCGCAGTTCGGCCACCCGTCAGGCTATGGTCTACCGTCTGGCGCCCAGGCGGAGTTCGGCCGCTTAGCCCGAGGTGGCATTTGCCACGCCTAATGTTTCAGGAGCCCCGAATAGCTCAAATGCAAGATTCCCCCCTTCAACCCCATGGATATGCTGGAGAAAATCGCGATCCGGAGATGTTTCAATCTTTCAAGGGGTGCCCTGTATATACCCTCGCGTACGCGCGCGTTTTAAAGTTTAGAGAGGTACCCCCTAGAAAGATTGAATAATTGAAAGATTATATATTACCTAGGAATCACAAGGTCTTGAGTGGCCAAATATTTCAATCGGCCAGCTTGATGAATTTGAAAGATCTCGGACGGGCCCCCCGTCCAGATGACGACCTGACCAGACCCACTTCGGGTTCGGGCGAGCTGCCAGCCTTCACCGGCCTCATGCCTCGCCCCGACCGCCCCACACGAAGAGGAGGTCGTCATGACCCTGCCTGAAATGCAGGCTGTTGCCTGCCCCAATCCGGCTCAAGCCAAAGTCGGCGGAACGATCCGTCGCGGAGCCATCCTTGCCCTCGATCTCGGCACCAGCGCCGGGTGGGCGCTCCAGTCGCCCGGCGGCCACATCACAACCGGGACCGTGTCGCTCAAGCACACCCGCTATGACGGCGGCGGCATGCGCTACCTGCGCTTCCGGCGCTGGCTCGAGCAGCTTGATCTCGATGCGGGGCCAATCGAGGCGATCTACTTCGAGGAAGTCCGCCGCCACGCAGGGACCGACGCGGCCCATGTCTACGGCGGCCTGCTGGGCATGCTGACCGCGTGGTGCGAAGAGCATCTGGTAGCCTATCAGGGCGTGCCGGTCGGCACGATCAAGCGGTTCATCACCGGCAAGGGCAATGCCGACAAGGCGGCTGTCATCGCAGCTGTCCAGGGCAAGGGCTTTGCGCCTGCCGACGACAATGAGGCTGACGCGATCGCCATCCTGCTCTGGGCCATCGAGACCCGTGGAGGTGTCCGGTGAGCGCGGCCGGTTTCCTGAAGCGCGTGGTGCAGGTGCTCGAAGATCGTGGTGCTGCCTACGGCGATCCCAAGACCCAGATGGAGGCGATCGCACGGCGCTGGTCGATCACCCTTAGTACGCCCGTCACCGCCCAGCAGGTGGCGCTGTGCATGATCGACCTGAAGCTTGCCCGGCTGGCGCACGACCCCAGCTACGCAGACGGCCCCGTCGATGTGATCGGCTATGCGGCGCTTATCCCGGAGATCATCCGTGGCACGCGGTCGTAAGCGCAAGGCGGGCCGCCGCCACCCCTGCGGCAAGCTGGTGCAACCGGGCAAGGCCGAGACCCTGCGGGAAGTCACGGCGACCGTGCTGGATGCCCGCCAGCGTCAGTACGGCGTCACCGCGAGGCAGGCCAAGGACGAGCGTCTGGGCTCGGCGATCGGGCGGCTGGCATTCGCCGGCAAGATCACGGCCGAGCAACTGGCGGCAGCCGAGCTCTACGGCGATCTCATGGCCCGCAACCGTGCGGTCATGGGGCTGCCGCCTATCCATCCGCATTCGGCGAGCGGCTTGCTGCTCGACGAGGGGATCTTCGGTCGCAGCACCGCCGAGCTTGATCCGGACTACGTCGCCAAGATCCGCAAGCGCGCAGCGGCTGCAATCCTGATGCTGCGGGTGGCCGACAGTGACGCAGCGGCAACCACGGGACGCCGGCCGAGCGTCCTTGTCCATGCGGTGGTCTGCTACGAGGTCGATGCAGCGGCGTGGGGTTCAGCTGATCTGCGCAATCTGGAACACGGGCTCGAGGCGCTGGTTGCCCTGTTCGGCATCAGCAGTTCTTGCAAGATTTAGTGGTTTGCACTAAATTGATGCTCATGGAACGCGCAATCAGTGCCAGTGACGCCAATCAGCACTTCTCGGAGATGCTCCGCGATGTGCAGGAAGGCGAGAGCTATGTGGTCATGTCCCGGGGACGTCCTGTCGCCCGGGTCGTGCCCATCGACCGTGACCGTCAGCGTCGTTCGGTGAGCTCGCTGCTGGATTTTGTCCAGAAGCTGCCTCACCGACACGCCGGCGCATGGACCCGTGACGACCTCTACAGCTGATGTTCCGCATCGCGCTTGATACGAACGTCCTTGCCTATCTGGCAGGCGTTGACCGGTCGCCGCAGGACGGCGCCAAGATCGACACCACCCGTGATCTGATTGCCCGGCTCAATGATCAGGCCACCCTGATCGCGCCGGTCCAGGCGCTGGGTGAGCTGTTCGTGGTGCTTTCCCGCGCCGGGGTTACCGCCGACGAAGCCCGTTCGATCCTGATCGAGTACAGCCAGTCGCTCGAGACGGCTGACAGCAGCACGACCATCATGGCCTCGGCGCTTGATCTCGTTGTCGACCATCGCCTGCAATACTGGGACGCACTGATCCTGGCGGCATCAGCCGAGGCAGGTGCGACACTGGTGCTCAGCGAGGACATGCAGGACGGGTTTGTCTGGCGCGGCCTGACGGTCGTGAATCCCTATGCGGCGACCATACACCGCAAGCTGGCCGCTGTCCTTCAGCCCGCCAACTGACCCGGTGGGTTGGAACCGGGTTCCTCTCGCCTATCAGTTGAACTAACAAACTGTGATTCAACGATAAAAACACAATTCAGCATTGACGAGAGCATTGCTCTCCTGTAGATGTTTCCGAAATATAGAGATGCGAGTTGCGCCCGGGGCTTACCAGCTTCCGGGCGTTTCTCGTTGCAGGCGTTGCGCGATGGCTGAACGACTTCGGGGACGCCAGGCAGTTGCGCAGCGCCTGCGTCGATTAAAGGCGGAACCCCTCTGCCGCGATTGCGCCTCTGCCGGAATAGTCCGCGAGGCGACCGTACCTGACCACATCGTGCCGCTAGCCCGTAGCGGATCGGACGAGGACAGCAACATCCGCTGCCTCTGCGCCGAGTGCCATGCCAAGCGGACTGCCGAACAGTTTGGCCTGCGCAGGAAGGTCCGGATCGGGCCCGACGGGTGGCCGATCGGGTGAGACCCCATGGGGGGCCTCGCAAAGTCTGGCCGTTTCGGGAGGGACACCGCGCTTGGCCCAAACTTT